CCTGTGATTTCTTTTCGTCGGTGCTCTGTTCTTCTTGCACAATCTCAAGATCAACCTGAGATTCTGGGGCGGCAACAGTATCACCCTCGCTATCTTCGAATTCAATTACAGGGGGGGCTTCTTTCTTATTGTCGGGGCTGGTGTTGATGGTTGACCAACCGTCTTCGTTTTCTTCGGACATTTTTATCTTTTCTCCTGTGACCTTAGGGTCACCGTTGGGGGCGAATCAATCGAATTACGCCTTTGTGTCTCTGGGTACTTAGTTAGATAGATTAAACATTGGGTCAAGACTTGAAGGATCTTCTACCACCATGGTGATTTCATCATCATAGCAGATAATTAGTCTGACACCCTTGTATAAGAACTTAGCACCTGTGTGCTTACCGTAGCAAACATAGTCCCCGGGTTTACACCATGCTCCCTTTGGGAACTTGTCCTTGTCTTCATAGGCCAAGTCTCCCACGGAGAGAACACGGCCCACCGTTGACAGGTACTTCATGTCATCCTTGGCCTTGTCAGGGAGAATGATGCCACCCTTTGTCTTTGCCCTGATCGGCACAGGGCGGATCAGGAGGCGATAGCCGGGGATCTTTGGGAGTGGTTCTGGATCTGGGATAGTTGACTCTGAGAGCCAGTCATCATTTAACATGGATCGGCTTAGTTCTGGTTCAAACATGGTGGTTAAAATTCTTCCTCGTCATATTGGGTGAGTCTTCTCTCAATATCAGAACACTTTGAAATGACCAACTCTAAGCCGTGGATCATTCCTACCATGCGCTGATACTCTGCATAAGTTTCGCAAACACCTTTGGACAGACTCGACTGGACACCATCAATTTCCTGCCGAATCTCGGATTTTAGGTCTTCAAACAGTGTGGATTACTTTCTTCGGCTGGCCTTTGCCGTGTACGAGGAAAGATTTGCCATGGTTGGCGTTACGTTTGCCTTGTAATCGCTGGAGGGATCTCCACGTAAGACAGCAACATGTGCTCGCTCCGTCCACTCTGAAGATGGAAGGGTGGACCAATCCTGACTCGGTGCCAGTTTACCGGGACCCTTACTCATTTTGCCTTTCATAATACCTATTATCCTTTTGTCGTTTTCCGCTCGACTTGGTAAAGACGGCGGATCATTTTTTTGGCGTTATCAACAGAAGAAGCCTTGGCATGTTTCTTCCATTTACCGCCTACTTTCTTTTGTACCACATTTCCTACATTACGCCAAGGCATCTATGTTACTTTCCTATGTATCTGAGTCTTCTAGGTTTTGGGGTATTCTCTTTTCCGTCGGAAGAGGGGGTGTACGTAACTCTGTCATAGGGGGAAGTTCAGTGATGGACTGCTCGCCCATGATATTTTTAACGTAGTCCTCGGTTTCATCTGCCCAGCCGGGATGGTAGACACCGGCTTCATCAGTGTAGCCATAGAAGGGCTCGTAGTCACGGCCAGATTCAATGAAATCATCGGCTCGACCCATCCCTGCGTTATAGGCGATGAGGGCAAGCTCTATGTCTCCGTTGTATTTGTTCAGCATAGCTTCCAGATACTCTGACCCGAATCTCCGGCTTTTCTCTGGATCAAAGCGGTCTTCCCAATCCATGGGTGTGATACCATATCCATCGCCGGGGTCCTCCATTGTAGTCTTCATGATCTGCATAAGGCCAGCCGCTCCGGCACCACTAACGGCATACGGATTGTTTTTGCTCTCCTGCCAGATCACACGGTCCACAAGAGACATGCCCCCTAAGTCTGAGTTTGCCTCACTGAGTCTAGGAAAATTAGGTTTTTCCCGTGGCAAAGGAGGCAATCCCAGTGAATCACTTAATGTTTCTGTGAACGTCGTGGGTGTAGGTTCTGCTACTTCTGGAATAATCTGAGGTGCCGTGGTGGGTTCTACTTCTTCTGACAGAATCTCGGATACCATGGGTTCTGCAGTCGTAGGATTACGCATTTCTGCGACCGTTGCATCGATTTCTTCCTGTGATGGGGTGTATCTAGGCATCTCGTAGCTATTGACCAAGTCAATGACATCGTCTGCTTTTAATCCTGATACATTAATATCTGGGGTTTCAGGGAGCTGTGATCTTTTGTTGTCCTGCATAATCTTGAACATATCGGTCTGTGTCATAGAAGGTTCATCAGTCGTAGGATTACGCATTTCTGCGACCGTTGTATCGATTTCTTCCTGTGATGGGGTGTATCTAGGCATCTCGTAGCTATTGATCAAGGCAATGACATCGTCAAAGTTTACCATTCCTCCGGGTTCATACCCTTTGATTTCTGCGGCTCCGCCGTCGGCAAATCCTTTGGTCTCTGCTTTGTTAATGTCTCGCATCTTGCCGAGTCCTTCCAAGAGGAATTTCTGGAGCATGATGTCCTTTTTGTTATCGGCTTCCTTGTTTCGGATTGTGTTGACACCGATGTCTTTTGCTGCGTCGATGTCCTGACCACGGCGGCGGATGTCGAGTTCCTGTTTCTTCAGGGAGAGGTCGGCCATCTCTTTTGCGTTGTCCTGATCTAAGCTCTTTTCCTTTAGCTCAAGACTTCTGGACTCTAGGGCTAATTGCTGCTGTTCCAGACTCTGGTACTGACCGAGCTGCTGGTTAGCATTCAGGATCTGTTGTGCGGCCTCGGCCATGATCTCGGGCATGACATCTGGATTTTGCTGGGCGGCACCGGCTTCATTCATGAGACCGCTCATGGTCTCCTGATATTGCATCATCATGTGATCCCTGATAGCAGCCTGTAGTAATGGACCTATGCTTTGAAGAATCTTGTTCTGGCCGAGGCTGGGGTCTTGCATGAATGCTGTGAAGACTTGGATGTATGCCTGATGATCCTGACCGGGAAAAGCAGAGATCGGGAGACCCTTTGATGCCGCCAGAATATCAGAGACAGGATCTTGTTCTTGAGGTTCCTTTTCGGCGGAGAGGAAACGTGATGGTTCCCGTACACCGGCGGCTGTGAGCAAGGACCTGTGTACTTCTCGCATGTCATAGGTGCCGGGGGCTGACTGTGCTGAAATCTGGAGAAGTAGCTGGGCCTGTGCCAGACGATGAGCCTGTGAGGGAATGTTAGGGTCAGAGACCGGGATGATATCGACACGTCCGTCGAAGTCAGCACGGGTGACAGGGAGTTCCCGGCCCGGAATAGGGATCATCATCTGCTCATCTGGGAGGAACTCGTAGTTTAACCGGGCCAGAATTCTTAGTTCGTCTTTTTGACTCTTGTGTAGGCGCTTGTGAATGGCCGAGAAGAGCTTTGCTGAAGCCTCGATCAGGGCCAAGGTCGTTCCCACGGGGCCGTAGTTCGATGCGTCAGATACCACAGCGTCCGTGGAGTCTGCGAATTTTTGACCGGCTTGCGTGATAAAGCCAAGAAGCTGGAACAGGGTCTGGGAAGGCTCCTTGTATGGGAGTGGGACAATGGCCTTGTTCAGGTCCATGCCTGTTGCTTCGACTTCCTTGAATTCGCCGGGGGCGATGGGGTCATCACCGCCGACAATCCTGATGCCACGGGCCTTGAAGCCGCCGGGGAGATTGGCGAACTGGCCAGCATCTAGGAGGGAACGCATTGCCAGAGTGGCAGACATGGTCATGTTACCGAGGAAGTGGATCAGGCCGAGACCGTAGAAGCCGAAGCCGGGGACGTACTTGTAGTGAGTGAAGTACATCTTCTTCTCACGGGTGGGATCGTTTTCGTTCCAGTTGCGTCGGATGCCGAGGACCTGACCAGAGTCTTTCTCGATGGTGACAATATAAGGTGATGGGAATTCGTCATCGTCGAGTTCGAGGTACAGGTGCTGTTCTAGCAGGGTGTACTGCTTGTCGTGCTCGGCGTTGAATTCGATGCCCATGATTGAGTTGATTGTCTGGCTCATGGTCGATGGCTGGAAGTTTCCGGGCTCTGAGAGATCGATGTCACGATACATCCCGGACATGATCTGCTTCTGGAGTTCGTGAGGGGTCATGTAAATGACGTGGGTGTATCGGTCAGCCCGACGTAGGTCCGTGGCGTTGTATGAGACATAGAACTGGTCAACGGGGACGAACTCGGAGACAGGGCGTTCCGATGCTGGGTCGTAGTAGATTTTCTTGAATGCCGAGCCTACAAGTGGGAGATGGAAAAGCATACGCTCGAATTCGTCAAAGTATTCGGGCATTACTTCGGTGAGCTGGAAGTTCATGAATGACTGGACACGTTCGGACTGGTCTTCTTTTTGAGCATTGGATGTGCCGATGATCTGAGCTTTTACCGGGCCTTGTGGGGGGAAGAGTTCCTCGGAAGCCTTTGACTGGAACTTGACGGCGCTCTCGATCAGTAGGGGATGTACGGCTGTGCAGGCACCCTCGAAAGGCTCTGAGGTTGTGTTTAGTTTGAGACCAAGGAGTTCGAAGCCTTTCTCGAACATGCTTTCCCATTCAGCCCGGGATTCTTTGTCTGACGTGTAAGAGTCCATGACAATGCTTCCGATTCTTTCGATCTCGGATTCATCAAGGTATTCTTCAGCGAGATTGTCCGAGAAAAAAATCTCGGGGGCTGGCTCAAAAGGAATAGCGTCTAGATCCATTTCGTCTGGGAGAATAAAATCTAGGATGTTAATGTTGTCGTTAGGGAGTGCCATGGGTGTCCTTGGGTTGCTAAGCAGCTACTGAGTTCCAGTAGGTCTTATTGCCCCGTGGTTGTCCCGGGGGTTCGTCCTCCTGATTATATGATGAATCGAAGGGATGCTCAAGTCTCCATGATTCTCGCATGTAGTGGATTGCCATGGTCATGGCATCGACCTGATCATCGTGGGCGGCATTGGGGAATGATGCTGCTTCGAGTATCAGAGAATCGCCCCATGGTTTTTCCTTTGGAATCCAGATTCTTCCGCTTTCGACCAAGGGTGAAATTGCGTTGACCCTTGAGACCTTGTCTTTGTCAGGGGTGTACTCACGGATTGGAAGACCAGCACGTCGCAGGTCTTGGATCAGGGATTGACCGCTGGCTTTCTTTTCAATGATCATCACGTCTGGGGAGTGCTCGGAGTAAAGATCTTGGGCGATCATCCGGAGTTCGGGGTATTCGAATTTACCAACGACATTCGAGAGAAGGATCAGGTTACCTACATGGTGTTCCTGACCCGAAGAATCAACCTCGATAGACTCGAAGATTCCCCATGTCTGAATCACCGAGTTATCTGCCGTGCTCCGGGTGGAAAATGCGGTGTCCAAGGTCTGGATGATGAAGTCACATTCCGGTGGATCGTCGTGTTCCCATTCTTGGAACCAGCTTTTTTTCAGGAGACCGCCCTCGGCAGGGACAGGGTTCTGCATGTACAGGGCTTCCCAGTAGCGGGTGCCATTGTACTTCTTGATCTCGGTTTCGTCGAGCTTCAGAGATTCTGTGGTTTTCCATTCGGGAAAATATGAGGAGCCGACAGGGAGACTGAGGATTTTTGAGGATTCTTCATCGATCCATGCAGGGATCTTGAGGACGTTCCAGTCGTCCTCGTCCGAGTTTCGGAGGAGCCAGCCACAGATGTCGTCCTCGTGATACCGGGTGTTGATGATGATAATTCCGCCGTTGGGCATCATGCGGGTCCGTAGGCCCGCAGGGTACCAGTCTTTTACATAGCGCCGCCCGGCTTCGGAGAATGCGTCTTCCTCGGACATTACGTCGTCAAGGATTGCAACATGAGCGCCACGTCCAGCGATCTGGGACTTTACACCGGCGGCGAAGTAGACACCGTTCTGGTTTGTTTCCCATTTGCCTGCGGCCCGTACGTCTTTTCTGAGGGATACACCGGGGAAGATTACCGAGAATAGGGGGTCATTTACAATGTCCCTGACTGATCGACCGAAGTCGGTGGCGAGACGGTCGGAGTGAGACACGCACAGGATCTGATGGGCAGGGTGTAAACCCATGTGCCATGCTGGAAAGATCTTGGAACATAGGAGAGACTTTGATGACCGTGGTGGTAGGAAGACCATCTGCCGTTTGATCTCGCCTTCCGAGACTTTCTGTAGGGTGTCACAGATTACTTCGATGTGTTTACCCACGACAAAGTCGGGGATAAGGATTGGGGCGATGGCCTTTGTAAATGTGAAAAAATCTGATCTCGACTGAGATACCATCTTTTCCAGAAGGACATCACGGAGTTTTTCTTTTGTGGTTTCGTTTGTTGCTATCATGTTCGTATGGGGGATGAGTTAGTTTATCTCGTGTTTAGAAGGGGTCTGTCGATGGATCAATGTGCAGAGTTCGTTGTAGAGCGACAGATTAGACATGAAAAGATCATAGACCAAACCACGGGCAAAGTTATACTCGGGGGAGATGTTCTGAAAAACAGGTGATTGTCCGAAGACCGTGATCGCCATGCTGGTGGAAATGAAGGCATCGTTCAATAGACGTAGGCCCTCGGCTGAAAGGATGTCTTCCTGTAGTATGTGTGATCCTACTACAGGCACTGTTGAAGAGATTCCGAGGAAATCTTTGAAATCATGTAGGTCCATGCCCTCGATGTCTGTGTGTGACCGAAATGCCAAAGACACAGTGTTAGTCTTTTCCACCGTTGACAACCTTGAGTCCGACAACGTCAGCGAGCTTTGAAATGTCGGTGTCGATGTCTTCGGTCTTCATGCTGTCAAGATTGCCGACCCGTGACTCTGACCGGTCAATGAACATACCAAGATGCTTGGCGATCTGTTCCATGCTACGGGAAGCGTTCGTGTGATCCTGTTCTGCCATGGAGCTTTTATAGATTTCGTCGAATCTGTCCAGTACCTTGTCAGCGCTCCAACGCATCTTTTCCTTTGCTTCTTCCATTAGTTCGTTGATCCTTTCCTGAATCTTTGGTTGCCTGACCCACATACGTGCATGGACATCGTAGTTTGGATAACTATGATCATACCCTGACTTTATCCATGCTTCAATAGGATCTGCGGTGGCAATGTAGGCCAAGCAAAACTTTTCTTCTCGCATGGTCAGTCCGTTGCTCAGGGTGACACGGGTGATGTCCTTGTAGGAACCGTTCTGATAAAACTTTGGTCCGTCCAGATCCTTTGTCTCTAGGTACTTATCATATTGTTTCAACAATTTCTTATCCTGTTTTTTTATCGCTTGGGGGCTTTTGGGGCCTTTTACGGTGAAAATCTCTGGGTATTTTTCCGAGACCGTGGTTCCGCCGAATCGCTCACGGTAGTAAATTTCTTTTCGTATGAGACCCAGAGTAGCAGGTGCGTAGTGTTCAGAGAAATCACCGGTAGGGTTTCCGGAATCAGGGTCGTGTGTGATCCTACGGTCACGGATGGTTTGCTGCATCTGATGACCCGCTTTGGAATGGATAGATGCAAGTTCCTTTAGCTCAGCCAGTGTGGTCCCCTTGAACTGGAGAAGGAGATGCCTGCTTTGACGTGGTTGTTTCTGAGGGGCACTCATTCGGTCACTTGTCTTTCTTACTCGAACGCATGTCGTTGTATAGATCAAATAATGTCTTTACTTTTTCTTTCAAGATATCGATTTCAGCGTGCATTTTGGAGAGGACAATAACCAATGTTATGAACGATACCCCAATGGGCCACAATGATCCAACTGATTCTAGCAGCTCCATAGGAGACCCCTCTATTTTCATATCGAGGATAACACCGATGTGCAAATTATGAAAAAATTTTGGGGGTGGGGTAACTCAGAAAAAACATAAGGGGGGTCTTTGTAAGATGTTGTTCTATGTAAAGTCTGAAATTTTGAAATTATGTGGGGGTGGGGTGTTATAACAGAAGCAGACGGGGGC